ATTTACTAAAGCACTCCAGTGATCCATTAAGACGTTTTCAAACTTTGCCGGTTACGAAGCGTCTTAATGGAGTAAGTTGTTTTAATGCCTATCTCTCCGCTTGATTTTCTATTATTATTGATTTGTTTCATGAAAACTTCCTTGCTTTCGTAGCCCTAGCAATAGGGCTATTTTTTGCTACACTTAATTAAACTAGACAAGGATAGTTAACATGCCAAAATTTAGTCAAGCGTCATTCTCAAAATTAAGTACCTGTCATCCTGACCTACAAGCCTTGTTCTACGAGGTAATCAAATTCTTTGACTGCACAATCTTGGAAGGTTATCGCAACGAAGCCGATCAAGAAGCTGCTTTTGCTAAAGGCAATACAAAACTTCATTACCCACACGGCAAACATAATCAAAATCCTTCAATGGCGGTAGATGTGGCACCCTATCCTGTTAACTTTAACGATGACAAACTGGCAATATGGTTCGGTGGTTACGTTCTAGGTATTGCCCAGAAACTTAAGGATGAGGGCAAAATGTCTCATTCTGTGAGATGGGGCGGTTCATGGGATGGACTGGGCAAGCTGGACAGACCCGGACAACTCAATGATGCCGATCACTTTGAGCTTGTAGTTTAAGGGGTGAGCTATGGACTGGCTGAAAGAGATACTCAAAAATAAACCGCACATAGTTTTATCAATGCCAGCTATATTGTGTTTTATCACGTTTTGTACGAATCTCTTTACAGCCTTGACCGATGGCAAGATTGATGCAAACGAGCTTAGTACTTTGCTGGGAACTGCGGACGGTTTTGAAACTGTAGTTTTATTTGTCGTTATGATGGCATTGCGAAACAAAAAACAGTAATATACATTTATAGTTTTACATACACTAAAGGATTAGTGCAATGACTAGAAACGCAAGGATTAAAAAGCCTGAAGAGGTTACGGATATTGCTAGAAATAGCAAGTTCACACCTGAACGAAGGGCTAAGATTATACACGACATATCAAGGCGTGTTCCCTATGAACTAGCAGCCGAAGCGAACGGCATTTGCGAAGCTACTTTATACGATTGGCTCAATACTGGTAAGGCTCATCAACTCGAAGGGCTGGACACAGACTTCACCAAGTTTTCCGAGGCTATAAAAAGGGCTGAACTCAACAGAGTACTTGAACACACCGACATGATTGCGGCTAAGCCTGAGAGATGGCAAGCTGATGCGTGGCTATTGGAAAGACGATGGCCTAAATACTTCGGCAACAATATCTTACTCAAAGAACTTAACGAGCGTATGAACCAGATGGCAGGGGCTAAGCATGGAAAAAATATCGAAGAAGATAGTTGCGAAGATGATCAAGCGTAACGACAAGAAAGAAGAACGCAAAGACGCAATCAAAGACAAAAAAGACTTTCAACCTAAGAGGGGCAAATAATCATGGGCGCTAAATACACATCACCTAAACCAGAAGGCTACTTAGAAACACGCAACAACGTATACCTTGACCGTGAACGTAAGCAAGAAGTGCGTACCTATCGTGAAGCTGGTGCCTCTCGTAACCTTCCTGCTCAAAGCAAAGAGAACTACGGGTTAAAAGGTTATTATAAATAAATGTACATAAATACTTGTTTAATTAAATAAGTAAATGTATAATCTCCTCATTGAATCAGATGAGGAGTTAAACATGAACACAGCGCAACAATTAAAAAGAGATTACAGGGGTCACTTAGACATGATGCTTGCAGAAGCACAGGTTTGGGGAAATAAAGAGCCTGTAATGGCTTTTATTGATGGCAATGAATTTCCAGTTTACACCTTTACAGATGGAAGCAGTTTAGAGTTTAAAGTGCGTCATGATTTTGCGCACGAAGTTAGATTGTTAGGTTAAATCATTTGGCGCATGATGCGCCTTTAAAAAGAAGGAGTGTTACATGATTACATTGGAAGTATTGCAAAAGCGTAGAGATGATCTAGCTTCAACCTTAGTCACGAGTGCGGTTGATCATGACCTGCTCAAGGACAGATTGAAGGTAATCAAAAAGGAGATTGCGAACATACAGGGCGCAATCATTGAAGTCGTTCACATGATCGAATCGTTATAAGGACATAACACCATGAGTTTACTTAGTTCTATTATCCTTCCAAAACTCGAAGCTGAATTGCTAGCGCAAGAGCCAGCTATTGCCGAGTTTCTAGTCAAACAAGTACACACTTTAGCAACCGAAGTTATTACTTGGGCACAATCTAAAGTTCCATCATTAGCAGGTGATGCTAATGCCAGCTAAAAAACCTATGAAAAAAGACATGCCCATGAAGGACATGAAGAAGAAGAAAGACGGCAAAGACATGAAGAAATCCAAGAAGGATTGCATGTAATATCCAATGATAGACTTGTTTATGATATGATATCCCTTTTAATGGGGATATCATGACAACAACATATGAAAAGGTTAAAGAGTGGAGAAAGAACAATCCTGAAAAAGTAGCCGAGCAAGCTAAAAGATATAGATTGAAACATCCTGAAACTAATGCAAAGGCTAGCAAGAAGTACTATGAAAAGGATGTGGAAGCTTCAAGAGAGAAGCATAAATTACGAGCTAGAGAATATAGAAAAACGAAGCCAGAGTTGCAAAAGGCACGAGCTGAAAGGTTTAAGATTAAAAGTGAAGCTGCTCTTTGGGAAATAGCTGGAAGACCTAGGGCTGCTGTATGTGAATTATGTTTAACCGTTGTAACTACTGTGTTTGACCATTGTCATGATGGTGGTCACTTTCGAGGTTGGATATGTGATAGATGTAATCGAGTACTCGGTTCCGTCAAGGATGATGTGAAGTTGCTACAAGCAATGATTAACTATTTGGAGAATGACCGTGGCAAAGTTAACAGCGAAGAAGAGAAATGCCTTACCTAAATCAGATTTTGCGCTTCCCGGGATAGAAAAGTACCCGGTCGAGGACAAAAATCACGCAAAGAATGCCAAGGCTCGCGCATCAGAGATGGAAAAGAAAGGGAAGCTGTCTATGTCATCTAAGCAAAAGATAGATGCTAAAGCCGATAAAGTGCTGGGCAAGAAAAAGAAGTAATCAGCACTTAACACATAGGGATGTGATACATGGCTACTATCCGCAATACGTGGGTCGAGAAGATAAAAAAGAAAAAAGAGCATGAGACGGCACCATCTTATGAACGTGATCCTTTGGCTGATACCTATGCGCATGATGCGAAGAAGCCAAAAAAACGATTCTCTGTACCTGCTACATCTTGTTTAATAAAAACTTTGCGAGGGGTTAGAAGGTGATATATAATACATATTTTATGGATATATTATATGGGTTATATTACTTTTGTATCAAAAATATGCAAATTTTGTGGAAATAAATACGAAGTTCCAAAGCACAAAGAATTTAGTAGTTCTTATTGTTCTAAAAAATGTTGTATCTCTGGAATTGGTCAGTTAAGGAGTCGTCCATTATTGGAGAGGTTCAAAGAAAAAATGGATTTAATAGATATTAATGGATGCATTAATTGGTTAGGAACAAAAGATAACAAAGGTTATGGAAAGTTTTTTGTTAAAAAAATAAATAACATTTCAAAACAAGTTTTGGCGCATAGAATGGCTTATATATTGTTTAAAGGTGAAATTCCATTGGGTCATGAGGTTTGTCACAGTTGTGATAATCCATTATGTGTTAATGTCGATCATTTATGGATAGGTAAACATAGGGATAATATGAAAGATATGATTCAAAAAAAACGTGACCGATTTGGCGGAAGGACAAGGAAATAGATGCAATGTCACAGTTGTAGCTATCCTGATTCTCGCGTGGTGGAAACGAAACGGGATGATAGGCTAAATAAAATCGTAAGACGTCGCGAATGTATGCGTTGCGGTGTCCGATTCACCACGCAAGAAAACATTAGAGAAAACCCAAACTATCAAACGCCTCCACCGCGGAGGATATTAGAGAAATGAAATCTGCTGCTGAACTAATAAAAACATTTAATGAATATGAGGCCGGGATTAACAGAGGCACTAAAAAACAATTAACTATTCTACCCGATAGGATGATTATTCATGCGCATGAGCAAGATAAAATTTATGTTCCAACTGCCACCGGTGCTATTTTTCATGACAGCGATCAATTTGTCCGCGTCATTATGGGGCCTTATGGAAGTGGCAAATCTACACTATCAATTGCAGAAATCGTTAAGCGAGCCTGTGAAGTGCCTGTATGGAATAACGGTAGAAGACGAAGCAGGTGGGGAATTGTGCGAAACACTTCTGGCGAGCTTGCAACCACAACCCTAGCAACTTGGCTCGCATGGTTTGATGAACTCGGAGACATCCGAAAACGCCAAAAGCCCATGCTTACCTACGAACACACCTTTAACGATGGCAAGGGAATTGTAGAGCTTGAGCTATTATTCATAGCTCTTGACAGACCCGAAGACGTGCGAAAGATTAAGTCTTTGGAGCTAACAGGCTGTTATATCAATGAGCTTTCAGAGGTTCCCAAAGCAGCATTGGCACACATGAAAGGACGGGTGAACCGTTACCCATCAAAAGCATTCTGTAAAGAACCTTATTGGTCTGGAATCATAGCCGATACCAACCCACCGGAAGATGACCATTGGATATTCAAAGACTTTGAAGAGAATTGCGCCGACAATCACATACTCTTTAAGCAACCACCCGGCCTAATTAAGAACAAAGATAATCAATGGAGACGAAACCCTGATGCAGATAATGCCGGGCATTTGCCCCATCATTACTACGAAAACTTAGCCAGTGGACAGTCTCAAGAGTTCATTAAAGTATTTTGTCTCGGTGAATATGGAGCGGTCGGCTTCGATAAGCGCGTTTATCCTGAGTTTAACGCCGATGTACACGCAGTGGATACCTTAGAGGCTATCCAAGGCGAAAAGCTCATATTGGGCTGGGATTTCGGTTTAACGCCTGCTTGTGTGGTCTTGCAACTATCAGCTAGAGGCCAATTACTTATTCTCAAAGAGTATGTGAGTGATGGTTTGGGAATTAGAACCTTTGCTGAAATGGTGGTAATCCCTAACTTACGCAAGGATTTCCCCTATTGCCAAATAGGTTTATCAGTGGCAGACCCGGCAGGTAATGCTCGTGATCAGATTCACGAAGAGATGTCTTGTATCGGTGAACTTAATTCATTGCAGATTGCCACTAATGCCGCACGTACTAATGATTTAGAACCAAGACTTGGAGCGGTTAGATACTTCTTGAATCGCATGGTTGATGGAAAACCTGCGTTGTTACTCGATAAAAAGAATTGCCCTACACTCTTCAAAGGCTTTGTGAAGAAGTATGTTTATGCTCGAATTGCGGTATCAGGTGAGGAGCGTTACAAGGACAAGCCTACTAAAAATATGTCATCTCACCCAATGGACGCCCTAGGTTACGGTTGCTTAGAGATTGCCAGCGACCAAGTAACGCAAGACAAGTTCGGCGGTACGAAGCACGAAAACATGTTTAACCCAGTGATGAGGATATTTTAATGCATAAATGCATTTATTGCGGTAGGTTCTATAACCGACAGAAAGATGACAAAATGTGTAAGGAATGTAAAAGTAAATACGAAGTTACGTTTCAGAAGTTAAAAAACAACAAGGCATTACAAGAAGTGATGCTTCGCCTAGCCGATAGATAAGGAGATCCAAAATGACAATTCAAGCCGTAGTGACGTTACTATTAAACTTTTCTGGTGAAAATAACGAAGTGATTCCACGTTTGGGTCGCTTGTATGCACCAAACAATACCCTTTCGCAAGTTTCTGCTGCTGGGTTCTTAGACAATTACTTGAAAACTTCAAACAACATTTTGTTAGCGACTGATTTTGTTTTTTGTGTGGCTTCGAATGGTCACCAAACATACAAGCCAGTATTTACAAACGGCTCTTGCCAATTAACCGTTTTACCATAAACCAAAAAGGAGAAATAAGGATGTTATTTTTAGAAGCT